ATGTATGTCGTAACCACTTTCATAATGATATTTGGGTAGCAAGTGTAGAACATAGGCTATTGAATTCCAAAGAAGATATTGTAATTACAGATTGCAGATTTTCTAATGAAGTTGCTGCTATCAAAAATGCAGGCGGGGTAGCAATTAGAGTGCAGCGTGGTCCTAATCCCGAATGGTATGATTCAGCAATAGCATATAATAGAGGTCCAAATGGCAATTCATCTTGGGCATTAAGCAAGATGAAATTAGATAATATGAAAATTCATGCTAGTGAATACAGTAGCGTTGGATTAGTATACAATCATATTGTTGAAAACAATAGTACAATTGACGAGTTACACAACAAGATTTATAGTATAATCAATAGTCAATCTGAAGGTCTCCTCGCCTCCAAGTAACTTCTTTCTTTTTCACAACTTCTACACAGTTTAAACATATACTACGTAAATTAGTATGTTCTATATGTTCTAAGTTCCCGTCAATATGAAACACTGTTATTTGTGTAATAAATAAACTCTTAAAGCCACATAAATCACATGTGGCTTTTTTCTTATAACCACTCTTAGTCCAGCTAGCCTTTCTAGGTTTTAGCTTCTTCTTCTTCCTGCCACATTCATCACATATACTTCTGTAATGTGTAATACCGACTCGGTGATAGTTTACGGCGCATTGATTTTTATTACAAGTTTTACAAATAGGTCTGTGCATGTGATATTTATGATGAAATCAACCTTTGAAGGCACGGTTAATCATCGTTTTTTAAATATTTTGCTAAATAATAGTATGCAAACAGGTTGTAAACCTCAAAATTTTACTAAAGGAAAAATAAAATGGCATTAACATCACCAGGCGTAGAAGTCACAATAATTGACCAAAGTCAATATTTACCAGCACCGGGCAGTTCTGTCCCGCTAGTAGTTTTTGCAACAGCACAGAATAAAGCAAATCCTTCTGGAACAGGGGTTGCTGCCGGTACTACAGCGGCTAATGCAAATAAATTGTATCAAATAACAAGTCAAAAAGATTTAGTAGACTTTTATGGTGTACCATTCTTCTATTCTACAACAGCAGGAACCCCTATTCAGGGTTATGAATTAAATGAATACGGTCTTTTGGCAGCTTACTCTGTACTAGGGGTTACTAATCGTTGCTATACCTTACGGGCTGACATTGATTTGGCAAGTTTAGTGGGGTCAGTTGGGCGTCCATCTGGTGCTCCCGCTGACGGGACATATTGGTTAGACACCACAACTTCTACATGGGGCATTTATGAATTTAATGCTACCACCGGAGCTTTCACCTTACAAACTCCTATTGTTATTTCTGATACTGATGCATATGTTAGTGGTGGTCAACCATTAGATAGTATTGGAAATATTGGTGATTATGCTATCATTGCTGATGCACAAACAGGCGACCAACAATATTTTTATAAAAACATAGTGAATGCATGGAATGTGTTGGGATCTCAAACTTGGGCAAAAAATGCTTGGCCAGCAATTCAGGGAACACAGTCAAATCCAACACTAACTGCTACCAATACAATGGTATTGAATTTGAGTGGCAACTTTGATTTTACTATTACAGTTCCGGGCGGCGGAGATAATACTGTTAATGGTGTCAAGAACGTAATTAATGCTTTGGGTTACGATGGCATAAGTGCAGAAGTAGTATCAGGCAAATTGCAAATCTTCTCTGGACAACCATCAGATTCTACTACTCCGGCTTATATTTCAGTTGTGTCAGGAACCGGTACGTTATTGGCTGATTTGGGTATCACTGTAGATGATTATTATCAACCTGCAACTGTCTATGGTACTTCTTCACAGATGCCATTATGGACAAGTAGTCAAACAACACCACACCCAACCGGTTCTGTATGGATTAAAGTTGGTTCAAGTGGTCTTGGATTAAAACCGGTTGTATCTTCTTACAGTACAGTTACAGCTAGTTTTAGTGCAAAAAACGTTACGTTAGCAACTAGACCATGGTATGCAACAACAGCTAACGATACAACCGGAGGACAACTTATTCCATTAGGAACATTGTTTGGTGAATATAATTTTAATAGTGGTTTGTCAGGATATACTTCTCCTACTTATCTATATTACAGAGGAGCAATTGGTCCTACTATATCAACCGGTACTACAACCAGTATTACATTTAACCCAAACTTTAGTTTGGCAAGTGCAATAATTTATGTTGAAGTAAGTATTCCAAATAGTAATACATTGTCAAGCGCATATGAAGTAGTAATTAATGACGGTGATGATGCAACTGATTTTGTAACTGCATGGGCAGCCGCAGGAATACCTTACACATCAGCAACAGTAACATCTACCGGGGCAATTCAATTAAGTCATACTGTGGGTGGTGAAATTTTAATGATGGACTTGGTTCAAACAGCCGGGGCCAATAAAGGAAAAAGTGCAGGTTTACTAACTCAAGCAGGATTTGTACAAGGTACTACACCTTTCTGTGAAGCAACGGTAATACGTGTGTCTTCATTCAGTGGTATCGCTACAACAACATCTGACGGAGGTTCAGGTTTAACTGTTACTTTAACTACTAATTCCAACGGCACTTATGCGCTTACTGGTTCAGGAGTTACTGCTGGTGGAACAGCATATGCAGTTGGTGACACAGTTATTGTTAACGGTAGTGTTTTGGGCGGAGTTAGTGGCACAAATAATACACAATTAATAGTTACTGAAGTTGGTGGAAGTGGTGCGGTAGTTGCGTTAACTATAGCTGACGGGTTTGGCGATACTGCGGCAGGATATAATAGTACACAACTAAGTAACTGGGTTCCGTTAACATATACTGTTAATGAAGGTGCTCCGGTAGCTGCTCCAGCTAACGGTACAAATTGGTTCTGGAGTGTTGTAGATCAAGTTGACATTCTGGTTCAATCTGGTGGAGCATGGAAGGGTTACAAGAACGTAAATTACGATAGTAACGGTTTCCCAACCCCAACTGGTACTAATGCAACTGATCCAGCAGGTCCTATCATTGCTGCAACTGCGCCAACTACTCAAAGTGATGATACCGCGTTAGTATACGGTGATCTATGGATTGATACAAGTGATTTAGAAGTGTATCCAATTATTAGTCGTTGGCAAAGTGTTAGTGGCGAAGATAAATGGGTATTGATAGATAATGCCAATCAAACAAGTAGCACCGGTGTAGTGTTTGCTGATGCACGTTGGGCAACAAACGGAACCGTTAATGTAGTAGATGATCCTATTCCATCAATAGTAAGTTTATTGTCAAGTAATTATTTAGATTTAGATGCTCCTAGTGCAGCATTATATCCAACAGGCATGTTGTTGTTTAACACTCGCCGTTCAGGATACAATGTAAAAGCATATTCAGTTAATTATTTTAACAGCCTTAGCTTCCCGGATGAAACAATCCCCACAGAAACAGCTACATGGTTAAGTGTAAGTGGATTACAAGCAAATGGTGCTCCGTATATGGGTCGTCAAGCACAACGTAATATTGTTGTAATAGCATTGCGTTCAGCAATTGATAATAACTATGACATTCGTGATGAAGATAACTTCTTCAACTTGATGGCTACTCCTGCTTATCCAGAATTACAACCTAACATGGTTGTACTGAACAATGACCGCGGGTCAACTGGATATATCTTAGGTGACACCCCAATGAGATTACCTGCTGATGCTACTGCGATTCAAGCATGGGCAACTAATGCCGCAGGTGCAACAAGCACAGGTGAAGCAGGTTGTGTAACTCGTGACACATATTTAGGATTGTTCTATCCAAGTGGTATTACAAGTGATCTAAGTGGTAACTTAGTTGCTGTACCACCAAGTCACATGATGTTACGTACATTTATCAGAAATGATACAATTGCGTATCCTTGGTTAGCAGCAGCCGGTACCCGTAGGGGTATTATTGACAATGCTACTAGTATTGGTTATATTGATTCAGCTACCGGAGAATTCCAAGTAATAAAAACTCGTCTTGGACTACGTGATGTATTGTATATCAATTTTATTAATCCATTAGTATTCTTTACTGGAGTTGGTTTGTTAAATTACGGTAACAAGACAAGTTTCAATAGTTCTAGTTCTTTGGATAGAACTAACGTAGCACGATTAATTGCTTACATACGTAGACAATTAACATTAGCAGCGAGACCGTTTGTATTTGAGCCAAATGATGCGTTGACACGTAATCAAATTCAAGGGGTAATACAGACATTATTGGTAGATATAGTTGCTAAACGTGGCATTTATGATTATCTTGTAATATGTGATTTAAGTAATAATACACCAGCAAGAATAGATAGAAATGAGTTATGGGTAGACGTTGCAATTGAACCAGTTAAGGCAGCTGAATTCATCTACATCCCGGTTCGTGTGTTAAACACCGGTGAGATAGCAGCATTAGGATAAGTAAAAGATAACCCATAAGGGGTTATCTTACTTTTAAGATAAATAAGATTAACAGGAGAAATACAAAATGGCAACAGCCTCACAATCATTGTTCAACATGACAGTAGCATCTGATAATGCCGGTGGCAATCAGGGTTTACTAATGCCAAAACTACAGTTTAGATTCAGAGTTAACTTTTTGAATTTTGGAACAAGTGCATCTTCGGTAGAGTTAACAAAACAAGTTATAGATTGCTCTAGACCAAATGTACAATTCACAGAAATTCCAATAAATGTTTACAACTCAACAATGTATTTGGCTGGAAAAGCTGCATGGCAAACATTAGCTATCAACGTTCGTGACGATGCTTCAAACACAGTATCTAAACTAGTTGGGCAACAACTACAGAAGCAAATGGACTTTGTTGAACAAGCAAGTGCAGCTACTGGTCAAGACTATAAATTCCAAACTAATATTGAAATTTTAGACGGTGGCAACGGTACTGCCGCCCCTGTCGTATTAGAAACTTGGGAATGTTATGGATGCTTTGTTCAAACAGCAAACTATAACACATTGAACTATGGTACTAATGAAGCGGTAACAATTGCATTGACCATGCGTTTTGATAACGCAATTCAAGCGCCACTTGGTTCGGGTGTTGGTTCTGCTATCGGTAGACGAGCGGGTGGTTCAATTGTAACTGGTATTGGTGTTAATGGGTCTTCACCTGTAGTTGGACCACAGTAATAATAAACTTAACTAAATAAATCTAGCATGTCTGGATTTTATCAAGACGTATTAACGGGAATTACCGGAACGCTTTTCGGCAGCGATTTCCTTCGTGATTACACCCATGCTAGTAAGACGTTTCGTACTAATGCATATGGTAATGCACCTAAGTTCAAGTTTTTATTCCATGTTTATTTTGAAATAAACCATGATGTATATCGTCCTCAAAATTGGAATTATGGATTGCTAGTAAAAACAGTAAAACTTCCTAGTTTTTCAGTTGATGTAGCAACAATGAATCAATACAATCGTAAAAGATTGATTCAATCAAAAATTAAATATGACCCAATAGATATTACTTTTCACGATGACAATGATAACACTATTAGAAATATGTGGGTAGCATATTACAATTACTACTATGCAGATGGAAGAAAACCTCAAGTAGTATTTGGCGGTGCTAGAGGTGTAAACCTACAAACACAATTAAATGGTGGCGGTGGATTTTCTACTGAAACTGATGCTACTTATAATTCAAGAAATCAATATCAACCTTCTTTAACTGGCAATATTGATTGGGGTTATGTGGGAGAATCAAGTGATCCAACTGGAACAAAAATACCATTCTTTAAAAACATAACAGTGTTTGGTTTTAATCGGCATAATTTTTCTGCATATACTTTAATTAATCCTTTGATAACAAGATTCAGCCATGACACCTATGATTACAATCAAGCTAATGGCATTATGGAACAAAGAATGTCTGTAGATTATGAAACAGTGGTTTACAACGAGGGTGCGATAGATGGCAGGTCACCAAGTAACATTGTTACTGGGTTTGGCTTAGAAGAAAACTATGACAGAACATTAAGTCCAATTGCACGTCCCGGGTCACAAGCAAACATATTGGGTCAGGGGGGATTAGTTGATGGTGTCGGTGGAACATTAAAAGCACTTGCGGATGGTAATATATTAGGTGCCGTGGTTAACGCCGGTACTACACTTAACACTTTCAAAAATGTAAACGTATTAAATGTTGCAAAATCAGAAGCAGTTGGTGCCATTATTAACGCGGTTAGACAAACCCCTGATAGAAATATATTTGCTACTTTTCCCATCTTTGGTTCAACCCCGCAAGTTATTGGAACTGCTGGAAGTCCTGTATCAGGACAAGCTAGCCCGAAACCAGTAGGTCAAAATACCTTTGCCGGTCAACAAACACATCAATAAGGTAAACATGCCGCAAATATTAGATAATCGTAATAGCATAGATCAAACAGTTAAAATTTTTGATTCGTTTTATGCATTTAACACTATTGCAAGTGCAAATGACTATGATATAGTACACTCTTATTTTATTTCAGTCTGTGAAACTAAAAATATTGCAAACAACTTTACCTCAATACTTTTTAGAATTGCACAAGAAACTCAAATTAATGTGTTAGAGTTGTTGAATCAAATTAAGGGAGTTTCTCATATGGAAATGAATCAAACTCTTGTTTACTATCTTAATAGCTTTAAAAGTAAAACATCATTGTATGGTGTAGCACAACTTCCAAAACCAAACTTACCGGTAGCACGTAACGTTGTACAATAATCATGGGTAACTGGGCACAAGGTATAGATAGGTAGCATCAATGACTAAGTATGCTACGGGCATTTTTACGCCAAAATTTCCGCAAAAATATGTAGGTAAACATAAACCAAAATACAGATCGGGTTGGGAACTAACTTTTATGACCTTTTGTGATACACACAAAAATGTAACTCATTGGGCAAGTGAATCAATGTCTATACCATATCGTAGTCCATTAGATGGAAAGATACATATGTATATCCCAGATTTCTTTGTTGTATATCAAAACAAGTTTGGTAAAGCAATTGCTGAAGTAGTAGAAATTAAACCCAAGAAACAAAGTTTAATTGAAAGTAGAACCGCAAGTGCAAGAGACCGAGCAGTAGTTGCAGTTAATCATTCTAAATGGCAAGCGGCCACTGCATATTGTAAAATGCAAGGTTTTGCCTTTCGTGTAATAACTGAAGATGACCTTTTTAGAAACGGGTCACGAAAGTAACTAAATACTTTTATGACAAAAAAATTAGAAGAACTTTTTGAACTCCCGCAAGATGATATAGACAACTTGGCAAAACCAACCCCAGAAAACGCTCAGGAAATAACGACTGAGGCATTAGATAATCTGTCAAAAATAGAACAAGCATTACCCCAAGTTCGTGGATTAGAAGCCGCAGATGAGGAGATGGATTCATTAGCTGAAATGGCCACCAGTAGTTACAAAGACTTGATTGACCTTGGGATGCAAGTTGATAGTAGATATGCTAGTGAGATATTCAATGCTGCTGGAACTATGCTAGGACATGCTATTACTGCAAAAAC